CTTTTCTCCTGCAAAAACGCCAAAAATCTGCCTTAGTACAAATGTTCTGCAAACTAATGTTCGGTAAAAGAGGAGGTGAAGAGAATGGGAAGAACGAGAAAAGTCGTCGCCATTTCAACCGGGAAAATCGGAAAAGAGAAGCGGCTGAACCGCAAAATCCAGGAGCAGTCGGTCAAGATTGACCGGGAGCAGCTGGAGACGGAAGTGCCGAAGTGGCTGAATCGTGAAGCTGCTGCAGAATATCGCCGGGTGGTGGCCGAGGCGGCGAAAATCAACCTGCTAGATAACCTGGACATGTCCACCCTTGCGATTTATGCGAATGCTTATGCCATGTATGTGGACGCGGCCACGCGGATGAGCAAGGACGGAATGACGATAATGGGCCCCAGGGGAGCCGAAATTCCTTCACCTTACATGGCTATTGCCGATAAGTGCGCAAGTCAGATTTTCCGATGTAGTACCAAGCTGGGCCTTGCCACCACAGACAGGCTCAAGCTGATTGTGCCCACTCAATCTGAGGAGCGCGAAGAGAACAAGTTCCTGAAATTCCTGAAAGCTTGATGGCCATGGCGAAAGTAACAGACAGAACCACGGCCTATGCAAAGCTGATACTGAGCGGGAAGCGCATCTGCGGGAACGCTGAATACCTTGCTTGCAAGCGCCACCTCGACGACATGAATAATCCGAGCTTCGAGTATATTTTTGATGTCAAGGAAGCGGAGAAGCATATCGACATTGCCAACACGCTGACCATCGGCGAAGGCGTGGGCAGTAAGAAGCTGACGACGAGAGGTTTCCAGAACTTCATCATCGGCAGCATCTTCGGCTGGCGAAAGAAACGCTCAAAGCTGAAGCGATTCCGTGAAGCGTATGTCCAGATAGGTCGCCAGAACGGCAAGTCATTCCTTGCCGGAGAGATGTGCAACGATGTCGCCACATTCTCCGGCTACCAGCTGGGCAGGATATTCTGCACAGCGACCAAGCAAGACCAGGCGAATATCGTCTGGGATGAAATCGACAAGTTCATTGAGTCCGACCAAGACCTCAAAGGGCTCTACAAAATACGCAAATATGACCGCACGATAACCAGCCTGGTTACCGGCACAATAATAAAAGCCATCGGCAGAGACACAAAATCTGCAGATGGCTTTCGTTCTGTGCTCGCGGTGGTGGATGAGTACCACGCTCATCCAACGAACCAGATGTACAAGCTCATGCAGGACGGCCAGCTGGCCGTGGACAATGCCCTGACCTTCGCCATTACGACGGCGGGATTCAATTTGAATGGGCCATGCTATGAGCACTACCGATTCTGCAAGCAGGTGCTGCAAGGGAATGTCCAGAAGGATTCGCTCTTTGTCTATATCGCAGAACTGGATGAAGAGGACGACATCTGGGACTCAAAGAACTGGGCGAAAGCAAACCCGCTGCAGTTGTGGGCAGACGATGAGCATCTGGATCCGACGATGGTTGCACGCATGGCCGAGAAAGCCATAGACGCAAAAGAGAAACAGGGTGAGGAACTGGTAAACTTCCTCACCAAGTCTCTTAATCGCTGGGTGACTTATACGGGAGGTGCCTTTGTGGATGCTGCCCGATGGCGGGACTGCGGCAAGGATATCACGCTCCAGGCCATGAAGGGTCGCAAGTGCTACTTGGGCATTGACCTCTCATCCGGCGGAGACCTCACCTCCATAGCGCTGGTGTTCCCTCCGCTAAAGGCTGAGGAACCAGCTTATGTGTGGAGCCATAGCTACATCCCGGAGCTGCGCCTTGCTGAGCATGAGCGCACCGATGATGTGCCGTATGGCTACTGGGTATCAAAGGGCCTGCTGACTCCCACCTCTGGCATCTATGGTATAAAGACCGATTACAAGCATATCGTGTCGGAGTTGGCAGACATGATTGACAAGTACCAGCTGCAGGTCATCGGGTGCGGGTATGACCGCCACAACATCGATACCCTGCTGGCAGACTTGGAGAACCTTCTGCCCTGCGACCTGACAGACATTGCCCAGTCTGCCCGGAGTTTGAACGACACCACAGTTGACTTCCAGCTGTCTGTCAAAGCTGGCACGGTAGCTTATGACAAAGAAAACGCCCTGCTCACATGGAGCATGGTGAATGCCATCATAAGCCAGCCGAACAGCTTCGGAGAAATCAAAATCGACAAGATGACCCAGAAGCAGAGGATTGACCCCTGCGATGCCGTCCTGGATGCCTGGAAGCTCTACTTCACCAATGGCAAGAGGGCGGTGGATGGGAATGCAAACCTTGACCTGTTTCTGGAAGAAATGGGATTGGAGGGAGGTGAAAGCTGATGAACATAATGAGCACCATAAAAAAGGCGTTCAGCAATGATGCGGGCGGGGGAGGCCCCACGGTTTCCATGTCTGAAATCATGGAGCTCTTTTCCGGCTCCAAGGGCGCCTATGGCCCCGACCTATCTGAAATTACATACTTCACCTGCATGAAAACCTTGGCTGAAAGCCTTGGCAAAATGCCCGTCTATCTGATGGACGGCGACAAGAACCGGGTATCGTCTCATGAGACGACCCGGTTTTTATGTGTAGAACCGAACATCGGCATGACGCCGATCCAGTTCTTCACGACGCTGGAATATTGCCGGAACCACTTCGGCAATGGCTATGCCTTCATCGCCCGAGACAGGGGGAAGCTGACTGGGCTGCATATCCTGCCGCCCCAGCGGGTGCAGCTCTGGGTGAACAACACAGAGGAGTACACCAGGCGGCGCTTCTACTACTGCTATTCGGACACAGGGACGGGCAAGCAGTATTGGATAGAGCCGGAGGACATGCTGCATGTGCGCGCATGGATTACGGAGGAGAGTGGCCTGGTAGGCAAGTCAGTTCGTGAGATTCTTGCTGAGAGCATGAACGGCAACAAGGCCAGCCAGGATTTTTTGAACAAGCTCTATGAGAAGGGCCTCACAGCCAATGCCGTGGTCAAGTATGTTGGCGACCTCAATGAGGAAGGCCGCCGGAAACTCCTGCGTTCCATCAACCAGCAGGCCAAGGATGAGAGCAGGAGGATGGTGGCGCTGCCGGTTGGCTGTGACATCCAGACTCTCGACCTCAAATTGACTGATTCACAGTTCTATGAACTGCGGAAGTACAACGCCCTGCAGATTGCGGCTGCCTTCGGCGTGAATCCTGACCACCTGAACGACTACACCAAGTCGTCCTATAACAACTCAGCAATGCAGAACCTGCAGTTCTATGTGAATACCCTGCTCTATAATGTGACGGTTTATGAGCAGGAGATGAACCGTAAACTGCTGACTGCATCTGAGCAGATGCGGGGGCTGGGCTTCAAGTTCAATGTATGGGTTATCCTCCGGGGCGACCCCACACAACAGGCCGATATCCTGCAGAAGATGGTCACCACGGCCATCTACAGCCCGAATGAAGCAAGGAACAAACTGGATATGCCGCCGTGTGCAAATGGCGATGTGCATATGGTTAATGGTTCATACGTCAAGCTTGAGGATATCGGCTTGGCTTATCAGCAAAAGGGAGGTGAGATTGATGCTGAAAATCAAGAATAAGAGCGACAAAGCGGCTGAAATTTACATCAGCGGTGCCATCGTTGATGACGATATAGGCGGCTACTTTGAAGCTTGGGACGACCCGGGCACCGGTTATGAGTGGCCGAAGGAAATCCGCGAGCAGCTGGATGCGCTGAAAGGCAAAGACCTCACCATTTATATCAACAGTGATGGTGGTGTGGTCAATGCCGGCGTTGCCATTGCGAACATGATTGCCAGGCATGATGGCCATACAAAGGCTGTCGTCGATGGCTGGTGTTGTAGTATTGCCACGCAGATTTTCTTTGCGGCTGACGAGAGGGAAATGCCGTCAAACGCATACCTGATGATTCATAAGCCCGCTGTGGGCGTTTATGGAAACTCTGATGACCTGCTCAAGGTAGCTGACACGCTGGACACTATCCAGGAGGGGCTTGAAACCACATATCGTAAGGCTGCCCTTGACGGGGTGACTGATGAGGCTATCCACCAGATGGTGGAGGAGGAGACCTGGCTGACAGGCGCGGAAGCGGCAGAGATATTTGATATCAAGTTGCTGGAGCCCTTGAAAGCCGTGGCTTGTGTCGGCAATGGGCATTTCAAGAATGCGCCTGCGAATATTCGAGTCGAACCGCCCCCGGCGGATGAGACAGAAGAAGATGTTGATGATGAAGCCAAGGCAGAAATTGAGGTTGCTTTGGCATTGGCGAAAGGAGCATTACTGTAATGAAGAAGAGCGATGAACTCAGAAAAACTGTAGACGAGCTGCAGGCTCAGATTGAGAACCTGCAGCAGGAGGGCAAGACCGCCGAAGCTAAGGCGCTGGTGCCTGAGATGAACAATGCCGTTGCAATGTTCAAGGCCGCCATAGAAATGGAAGCCGCAGACTTCAGCAATTTCAGCTTGGGCGCAAAGCCTGCAAAGAGTGCTGAGAGCAGGGAGCGGATCCGCAACCGCGCTTTCAACAAGCTGCTCTTTGGCAAGCGCTTGACTGATGAAGAGCGTCTCGCCTATTACAACGATGGTGATGATACCGTTACTGGTGGCAGCGGTACTGATACCGTTACTGGCGGTGATTCCAGCAATTCCCTCACCGGCCAGATTGAAGGCACCGACAGCAAGGGCGGCTATCTTGTGCCGGTAGAGCAGATGCCTATTCTGCGCGAATTCCGCAAAGCCTATGCCCAGCTGAAGGATTACTGCCATGTGGTGCAGGCCAACTCCACTTCTGGTAAGTGGCCCACCCTCGGCGAGGAGAGCGGCCTGCTGGTGAACTTCACCGAGCTTGACCAGATTCAAGAGAGCGACTTCGAGTTTGGCCAGGCTTCCTACTCCATCTCTGATTACGGCGATATCATTCCCGTGTCCAATCAGCTGATCAAGGACGCCAATGTCAATATCCTTGGCATCGTCGGTCAGCGCCTGGCCCGCAAGGCTGTCAACACTGAGAACAGCGCCATCCTTGGCCTGCTGTCCAGCAAACTCACTCCTTCCACCATCAGCACTTACAAGGCCCTCACTAAGGCCCTCAATGTTGACCTCGACCCCATCTACTACGGCAACGCCCGCATCTTCACCAACCAGGACGGCTTCCAGTGGATGAGCGAGCTGGAAGACGACAACAAGCGTCCGCTGCTCCTGCCGGATGTGACTGCACCCGACACCTTCCGCTTCCGCGGTAAGCCTGTTGTGGTACTGCCCAACAGCGTGCTTGCAAGCTCCGCAGCTTCTGGCCAGACTCCTGCATATGCTCCGTTCTACATCGGCAACATGGCAGACTATGTGATGTTCTTCGAGCGCCAGGGCGTGGAAATCGCTGTGTCTACCGAGTACCTCTTCGGCAAATACGGCACCGCCCTCCGCTGCGTTGTGCGTTTCGGCGTGGCTGCTGATGATACCAGCGCTCTGAAGGCCTACAAAGTCGCATTGTCCTCCTGAGGCGGTGAGGTAAATGGCGGTCACTCTCGAAGATGTAAAGCTGTACCTGCGGATTGACGGCGACGCTGAAGACAGCCTCCTGCAGGCGTGTATGGCGGCCGCCGATTCTTATCTGTTGTCTGCAGTAAGTGATTTTTCCACTTACTACGATGAGTCAGCTGATTTCGCGGCCAAGGCCGACCTGGTCAAGCTGGCCCTTGTGTCTGAGATGTTTCGGAATAGAGACCCGTCCAATGACGGACGGGCCGACTATCCGTTTTACATCAGATCGCAGATAACTCAGCTGCAATATTGGGTAGGTGATGGCGATGATTAACACCGGCAATGTCATGCGCACCAGCATCGACGATTTGAAGGAAAGAATAACCATCGTCTACCAGGCCACCACCCGCAACCCGCGTGGCGATATAGTCCGGGGGGCGGATGTGGAGAGGGGGAGCATGTGGGCAAAGATACTGCCCACCTCTGCCCCCATTTCCATGGGTGGCATAGAGCGGGAAGCCTCTATTGGCTACCGTGTGATTATCCGATACCGCTCGGATATCCGGCCGGATGACGAAGTTCTCTGGCGTGGAAAGCGGCTCAGGATTGTGGGGACTCCCTATGATGCTGAGAGCCGACATATCTGGACGGTGATTGAATGCCGGGAGGCGGTGCAGGATGGCAAGGCGACAAGCTAAGACTTTTTCGCGCGGCGGTATGAGTACCGGCGTTGTCGAGAAGCATCTGCTGGAGCTGGGCGATCATGTACTGGCCGCCGCTAAAGAAGCGCTGAAAAAGGGCGCCGATGAAGTGGCGGAGGACGCAAAGAGCCGGTGCCCTGTTTATGAAGGGCATAAGAAGGAAAACGGGCAGGTTTATCATTGGGCGGGGGCAACCCCTGGAGCCTTGCGAGACTCCATCAAAGCTGAACCGAATAGCCGGGGGACTGTCTATCAGATTTCCGCCAATGCTAAGAATAGCAAGGGCTATTTGTATGGTCAGATTGTTGAGTTTTCACCCAAAGTAAACAGGCCTTTTCTTTATCCGGCGTTGGATGCCAAACGGCAAGCTGTATCGGAGGCCATAATTATGGCCGTGCATGACGCTATAAGGAGGGGATAATGTGGAGACTGCAGAGATTGAGGCGGCAGTATATGACGCATTGAAAAGCGACACCGAATTGACGGCCTTGCTGGCAAACGGTGCGGGTTCAATCTTTCATATGCAGGCCCCGTCTGACTTGGGTTCCCGCTATCCTGCCATAGTGTATGCAACTATCTCCGATGTTCCGGCAATCGCCGGAGATGACGGAGAGATAACCCACAGGGTGAGCATCAGGGTACATATCCTGACTCTCGATGGCGACTATACGGGCCTGTATCGGCGGGTATGCAGTGACATGACCGGATTGGGCTTTAGTCGCTATCAGGCTTATCCCTATATTGAAGATGGACAGTTGATTATGATTGCTGATTTTAGGATTGGAGTGAATGCGGAATGGCAACAGTAGGCCTGAAAAACCTGTATTACGCTTTGCTGTCTGCTGACAGCAGCTCCGGCGCGACTTACGGCACGCCGGTGAAGATTGCCGGCGCAATCAATGTTGATATCAACCCTTCTGTTAATTTCTCTACCCTCTACGGCGATGACGCACCCTTTGCGGCTGATTCGTCCATGAGTGAGATTTCCGTGACCGTGGAAACCGCAGACCTGCCCATTGAGGATCAGGCTGCGCTCCTGGGGCACACGGTGGATAGCACCACAAAGCAGATGATTGCCAAGGCCTCTGACACGGCTCCCTATGTTGCGCTCTTGTTTGAGAGCAAGAAGCACAACGGCGAGACTCGTTATGTGAAGCTCTTGAAAGGCAAGTTTGCACCCACCCAGGAAACGCTGCAGACCAAGGGCGAAAGCGTGGAGTACACCACGCCCAAGCTGGAAGGCCGTTTCGTGGCCCGCGAGTACGACGGTGCCTGGAAGCGCATTGCAGATAGCGACAATACGGAGAGTTCGACGGTAATTGCAGGATGGTATTCGGCAGTAGAGCCGTGACTTGATTTTGTGGCGGCAGGGACTAACTCCTGTCGCCTTTTTTATTTAGGAGGAATACTTTATGCCAGTGATTACGGTCAAAGGCAAGGAATATAAGCTGGAGCGCCCGACGATGAAGATGTGGCGCAGGGTAGCTGAGTACGACAACATGGACAAAGAGTCCTGGGATTTTATCAAGCTGATGGACGAGCACGCCAAACTTCTGGCCGAGCTCTATGGCATCGAGAACGCAGACGACATCGACCCGGCTGATGTCGTGCCGGGGTATATGGAGGCCGCCACATGGGTGCTGAACATAGCCAATGAGAAGCTGAAGAAACTCCCAAACGCGGAAGCGGAGGCCGGGGAAGAAAAGTAAACCTGTCTCCGTATGAACATGTTTTATATCTTTACTCTAGGTATCAGGAGGCCTATGGCTGGACTCTCGATGAGATTGATAAAGCAGACATGGTGATTCTCCTGGATCAGATGCGCGTGCTGGCGCTGATGGAGGATAAGGATTCGGACAATAAGCTGTCATATATTGACGATGTTTTATAAAGGGCGGTGATGAAATGGCAAAAGGTGATGCAATGGGCAAGGAGATAGATTCCCTCTATCTCTCGCTTGGGCTGAATGTGTCTGACCTGGAATTGGGATTCCAGACGGCGGGCCAGACTGTAAAACAGGCCATTAGCCGCCTGAATTCAGAAGCCAATCAGATAAGGCTCAAGGCCGATATCGATGTGACCCGGCTGGAAGCGGCAGGGAAGTCGGTGGAAGCGCTGCAGGCCAGGGAAAAGGCGCTGAATGCTGAACTGGCGGTACAGCAGAAGAAGCTGGAACTGCTCAACCGTGCCTATGAAGCAAATGCCAAGACCTACGGCAAGGACTCTGGCATAACCCGTGGGGTGGACACAAAGCGCCTATATCAGACCCGTGATATTGAACGGCTGAAGGCATCCATTGCCCAGGTCAATGCAGAGCTGACACAGACTGCGGCCAAGAGCACCAGCGCCTTCGGCAAACTGGGTGCGGCTGCATCCGGCGCCAGGGCGAAAGTGGAAGGCATCACAGGAGCAATCAAGGGAATCAATGCGGGCATTGCGGGGGCCTCGGCTGCCATCGCTGGCGGGTACGGCCTTTTCTCGATTACCGACAAAGCAATGAACGCAGGGGAAAACCTGTATAAGCTGTCTCAGCGGTTGCATACCACCACGGGCGAAGCTTCTAAGCTATCCAAGGTATTCCAGTTATCGGGAACCGACATCAATTCTGTTGTACCTATCTTTGCGCGCCTTGACAAGCAGGCGCTTTCGGCGGCAAAGACTCAGAATTCCCTGTCATTGGCAATGGGCGAATTCGGCTTTTCGCTGACCGATACAAACGGAAATCTGCTGTCATATGAACAGCAGTTATCTCAGCTTGCTGGGGCTTATCAAAAGGCCGTACAGGGCGGTCGTGAAGCTGAGTTCGTAACCAATGTCCTCGGCGCCAAAGGGGCCGCTTTGGTGCCGGTGCTGCAGGATTATGCGACCAATCTTGAGATTGTCAGCCGGATAAAGACCACGGGGCTCCTGAACCCCAAAGAAGCCCATGAGCTTTACATTGAGTGGCAGGCAATGCAGATGCAGGCAGGTCAGCTGACGGGTGCCATTGGGCAGGCGATGATGCCTGTTGCTAGAGAATTGATGCCCGAGATTACGGCGGGCTTCGCTGAATTTGCGAAGCTGATCGCCGAGAATAAAGAAAGCATCAAGGAATTCGGAAGCGCGGCGGGTACGGCAGTAGGCGGCGTGGCGTCCGTTTTTGTGTCTCTGGTGTCTATCCTTGGGGATGTAAAAAAAGCCATTGGCTCCGTTTCGGCATCCTCGAAAGACCTTGAGGTCTTCAGAGAATTGGGGCTAGGCGATGAGATTAGCAAGGGCAAAATGTTCGGCGCCATAGCGGGCGGCGTACTGGGCGGGAGTGCGGGCCCCGCAGGCGCTCTCGCAGGCGCGGGAATCGGCGCAAATGTCGGGGAAACGATGTACGCTGGTCTTGCGAATCTGTTTACTTCCAAAGAAGAACAGGCATACGCTCGGGCAATGATAGAGATACGGGAGCGTATGAAAAAGGCACATGAAGATGCTGAAAAGGAGCGCTTTGAAGCGGGGAAAAATACCGTTGCTGAGTCTGTCAAGCTGGAAGAGAAGGCTGCAGCGACTAAAGCTGACCTCGAAGCGAAGCTGGCGGCCACGACTTCCGAGAAATGCAGGGAGCAGCTTGAAGCTATCCGTGACAAGGTGAATGCCTCCATCGAAGAGGGAAAGACCGAAGCGGCAGCCTGGGCATCCGTGGCTGACGACATCGCCAAGGCCATGAAGGCGGCGGCCAAGGAAGCCAAGGAAGCTAACGAAGCTCTCGACAGAAGCATCTACTCGCTCACTCATAGCGACCTGCAGAACAATCTCCGGGGCGTTGAAAATGCGGCGAAGGATACCCTCAAGAAGGGGGCTGACCCCGCAAAAGTAGAGCAGGAAGCCGCCTTGAAGAAGAGCAAAATCATAGAGGACTTCGAGAAAGAAACCGCTCAATACCTCGACAGCATCTATGCTGATTCTCTCACGCAGAGACTCAACCAGATTGAGCGCGAGAAGAAGGCCTGGATCAAGAAGGGCATGGATGAGGTCACGGCCACCAGGGCGGCTGAGCAGCAGAAGAAACAGGCCGTCAATGACAACATCAAGAACATGTTCACTTCTCAGAAGAAATACCTGGACATCTATCGCCGGGCTATGGCCGGGCAGATTGACAACGGCATGGGCGGCATGCTCTACGACTACACATCCGACCCTGCAGCCAGGCAGCAGAACGCTGTGAAGATGATTCAGCGGGCGATGATGAAAGAGGCGGGCGTGGATCCGTGGGAGCGCACAAACATGGCAGAGGTGCAGGGCTTCCAGAGGGCCATGAAAGGCGCGAACGATTGGGGCCTTTCGCTTATAGGGCAGAGCGGAGCAGACTTGTCCGAGGTAACTTCTGTGGTGTCTGAATCAGGGGCGCAAATGACTGCTATTTTAGAGCAGATTAACGGGGGAGTCCCGGAAATCAACTCGAACCTGTCGCAGATACTTGGGGCGATCCAGCAAGGCGGGAGCAACCCACCGCAAATCAATGTAAACCCGACAATCAATGTGGATCTTGGTGGCGCGTATGTCTTCGATGATACGATGAAAAAGCAACTCACTGACGACATTACTAATGATGTCGCCAGGGGCGTGACTTCGGCAGTACAAGAAGCTACAAGTCGCATTAATACGGGCTATGCAGGGTAAAGGAGGGCGATGAAATGAAAGTTAAGATTAACGACATTGAAAGCTATCGCTCCCCGGAGTCCTGTGCATTCAATGTCGATGACCGCATCGAGAAAATCCAGTTGATTCATGGGAACTGCGTTCAGGATTATGGCCATGTGGCCAGCGGGGATTCTTTCAGCGTTTCTGCATTGTTTACCTGGGCAAATTTCCAACAAATCGTCGCATTGTGGGAGGCCAGAACGCTTGTCACATTTACTGACGAATCGGGGTTACAATGGCAAGGATGCCGCATAGTGCTGCGGGGGTATAAATACCTTCCGAGATTCCGTGATTTTGTTACTGTAGATTTCGAGGTTTGGAGGTGCTGACATGGCTAAGAATCCGTACATCAATATCTACGGTGGCGAAGTCACAGAAGGCGGCACAGACGGGGATTTAATCAGCTGCGACGGCTCATTTTTCTACCCTATATCGATGCTTTTTGACATCAGCAAACCCGAACCAGCGGAGACTTTACAGGGGGAAAACTGTATAGTCAAAAAATTCGCTTTCAGGACTGAACCGGGATGGACGTATTATAATACGTGGATATATCTGACACAGCCACCGCAAGAAACCTATTCAAATTGGAAAATGAATTGGAATTCTAGCAATGTAGATGACAACGGGTGGAAAGATTCCTCATCTTGGGGCGGTCAGTATCGTGCTGAGCGGGCTAATGTTAATAAATGCTTTTATCTTAGATTAAGATATAACGGCAGGAAATGGGATTATGATTTAGACAAATTTCTCGACCACATGGGACATTATCAGGACACGGGGATTCAGATTGTGTCCAAAATCGCCCCCGTTGGATTTGAACGATAGGAGGAATAAAAATGGCAAACTCTTACATCAATGTTTACAAAAACAATCCGACCGCTGGTGGCACGGACGGGACTGCAGTTTCTACGGGTGGTACTTATACTGAGCCGATTGTTGTCTCTCTTGACGCATCCCAGAGCGAAAGCAAAAAAGTGAAGCTGGCTATCCGCTGCGAAACCGGTTATGAGACTAGCGGCAACACTGTAATCGCAGACAGTGGCGACACGAATGACCGTTGGAAATTATGTCTTACTGAGAACGGCACATATGCGGATAGCATCACTATTCCTTCGACGATTGACGACACGAATACGGTTTTTTGGGCACAGGCATCCAGCGCAAATACCGAGAGTCCGAGCACCGATAGAAGCGTATCTTTGCAGGTAACTGCAACCATTGTCACGGCTAGTTAAACGGGGTGAATTGAATGGATATCGGCAATAAATATTTGCGGTCATGGCTGCGATTTGATGAGTCGGCAACAAAAGATTTTATTGCCGATAACCACTGGACCGTAAGCAGCAACCCGACCATTTCAGCCACAAATGCAATCAATGGCAAAGCGTTGCAATTGTCGGGAGAGCGCTTGTCAATGACCACGCAACTCAGTGGGCAGAGTTTCACAATTGACGGTTGGGTAACGATGGACAATTCCACGGGGAGCGGTGGGCGTGTACTTGACATTGTTAATCCGACCAACGGTTATGCGCTTGTGACTTTGAAGCGTAGCACTGCCACAAATTACGCGAACACCCTCGAATTTTGGGCGAACACTACGGCAGGGGTGACCTCGAATAATGGGGGAACATATAGAGCGACAACAGTCACCACGGTAGGCAGGACTGCGCATATTGCGCTTATTTACCGATACAGCGCAACAAGTACATCGTATTTGCAGTTATATGTTGACGGGGTGAGGGTATGTAATTATAGTGGTGCGCCTAGATACACAAGAGGCACTTTCGATGTTAAAATCGGTCACTCTGGATTTGTTGGGACAATAGACGAATTTAGATTTTATGACGGGCTAGAATTGTGGAGCGGAAACTTCACCCCGCCCGACGCATCATTTTACGAAACGCATGAATTCTGGGTGGACGCTCTCCGCATGCCGACTATCCCGGCATCAAAATGGCGATATGAAAATATTGGTGAAATCGACACTCTGATTAACACGACCACGGCAACACAATTGACAAACCTGCCCGCAACTCAGAGCAGGACCGGCAAAGCATTTTATCAGACCACGCAAACGAAAATTTTTGATGTGGCATCGTCGAAAGAAGTTTGGATAAAGTTTGATGTCTATTTCGACGGTGTTAATCGTTGGCGGGCGTATGATAGGTACAATGGTTCTTATACCACGGGCGTGACTGCGCAAACAAATGGTGATATATCATTTTTCAACCGCAGTACAAACAAGTATCAGTGGTCAAACTGGGCGAAAATAAACGCCTTGCAGACAATCATATTGCATATGATTGCAGACTCGACCAACGGCCTAATCGAAGCATACACTGACGACGGCGGCCTGTATGCGTATATTGGCGAAGTCAACAATGGCACGAATTTTGCAAATCTCTATTT